CATCGGCCTTGGCCTGGATCTTTGCTGACAGGTCTCGTACCCATCCATCACGCTTGGCGCGCTTGTGGATTGCGACGTGAGACACACCACAACTGGCGGCAATCTCACGGACCGAAAGCAGGCCAGCCCGATACAGGTGCTCGATGCGCTCCCAGTCAGGTGACAGCTTGTCTGTCATTACTCACCCGACAACTCTGGGGTTTCAGTCGATGAGGCGTCTTCCTCTGTCGGCTTCTCTTCTTCGGGCACAACCTTGAGCCAGTCGAAGGAGGTAAACATCGCCACTGTTGATTTGTCGCTGCCGAACCACAAGCAGCCATGTAGAAAATCTACGGTATCAGCCTCAACGGTATGGAGCGCCCCGCAAACCTGAACTTGATATTTAGTCATTTCGAATCTCTCAGTGCGTCGTACGATCGTTCACAGGCGAATCCGGCCCGACGACTTGCGTCAAGCGCCGTTGCCAGTTCGCCCGCATGGTTGTCAGCTTCTGTGCGCAACTGGGCGAGCAGATCGGTAAGGTCGTTGATTGTCTTGCCTCTTGCGGCAAGGCGGGAATTGAGGGTGGCGCGGTCGGCGAGCAGCTTTGCTTGTTGCTCGCGCAGGCTGTCACCAGTAGCAGCAAGCTCAGCAGCATGAGCGTCGTCTTGTGCTTTCTGATTGGCTGCATCGTTACGCACCTGATCAATAGTCTGTTGGCGTATCTGCTCTTCTTGCCGGGCTCTATCGCTCGCCTCCCTTGCGTCGCTCTCGATCTGGGCGACGTAAAGGGCGTGGGCGCTTTTCGAATCGCTGAGGCGTACGGTCTGTATCCCCAGCAAAACCGCCAGCGCAGCGACGGCGGCGATCAGCCAGTTCATTGCGCCCCGCCGAGGCAGACATTACGCTCGGCAGCCCGACGATTGACCAGGCCTTGAACACGCTTACCACCTGCATTGACCCACTTGTCCATCTCACGGCAACCGCCAGCGATGTCGCCAGCGTTCACCTTGGCGGCCAGCGTGGAATTGCAGAAAGCTCCGGCGCCCAGGTTGTAGGTGAAGCTGACGAAGGCGGCGCGCTCGTTATCCTTCAGCGGAACCTTGATGCATCGCGAAACGGCGTTGTTCGCCTCCTGCAGGTCGGCGCCGAGCAACTTGTTGCACTGCTCGTCGGTCAGCGTCTGGCCTAATCTCACATCTGAGCCGGCGTGGCCGTAGCAGATGGTCGGGATATCAACGATGTCGAGGTATGTCCTGTTCGACTTTCCCTCCCACGGCGCAACCAGTGCAATTGTCGCGGTCAAGGCAGCACCAACGAGCGCACCGCCGACCTTCTGATTGCGGTTAGGCATCGGCGTCTCTCGCTTTCGGCTGGTAGACCATGCGGGCAGCAAGTGCGATCACCAATGCGGTGCGGTAGATGATCAGGTCAGTGGTGGTCGGGTCATAGTGCATGAACAACTGCACTGCGTCAGGCAGGAACTGGAGCAGGAACAGAGCCTGCACGCTGGCGAACCGCCAAGCCTTCCGCCACTCAGGGATGAGGCGCACGGTCGGCATCCTTTGGCGTGAGCAGTTCAAGGCTTTCGGCGTAGCGCTTCCAGTCGTCACGGCTCTTTGTCATTTTCCGCAGTTCGACGTCATCAGCCTTGGTGTTGGTGTTGCTGTTGGGCTTGAGAGGCGACTCACAGGCGTGAGAGGTGTAGCGGTAAATTGTCGTGTGGTTGGCTGGGGCCTTCACCCGCTCTACCGGCGCGCAGCCTGCGACAAGCAGAGCAGCCAGCAGTACGCATCTCACCTGGGCCTACCGAGCGTCTTTACGATTTCACTGATCGAATTGATCTGATAATCCTGGCGCTGATCGGAACTGCGGAGGGTGTCGATGAACTTGTCACTTGCCTCACGGGTGCGCTCGAGCGAATCAACCCGCTGCGTCAGAAGGGCTTGGCTGGTCTGATAACTGTTCAGCGATGCCTGCAGGGTTGAGAGCGACCCGACGACGTACACAAACGCACCAATCGCACCGGCAGACAGGATTGTCTGGAGGACAGGCACAACGACTTTGAACGCCGTGCTGTCAGCAATGCGAGATACGTCGGTCATTGAGCGGTCCAAATTGCAGGCATAAAAAAGCCCGACGTGTTGGCCGGGCTGTTCTGAAGCGGTAAAACCGCACACTGATGGCGAATCTATATCAAACGTCCGGACGTTTCAAGCAGCTGTTGCCAGCCGGTCGTCGATTATTGCCTCTACCCAAATCTCACCAGATCTGACCAGGGATTCGGCACGAGGCTTCGATATCTCAAGCCCCTTGCCAATCGCGCTAAAACTGATCCCCCATGCATACCGATAAATGAGCGCAAGCCCCATTTGCTCGTTGCGCAATTTCAGCCTGGCGACGATTCCATCCATCATCATGCAGAGATCTTCACTGATCGTGGCCACTGGCGCGGTTGAGTGCTGCTCAATGTTGTCACGCATCAGAGCAAAGTGAGGGGACACGTAGCGGGGAATCCCGTCGCCGTAGCGCAACCAGATACCCCATTGGGTCAGCAGGTGATACGTATCAAGTTGTCTCATGCTGCGTCTCCCCGTTTCAATTCTCTGGTCTTTGCCCGGTACAGGGCCTTGATCTCTTTCAGGTCGTCCACGGTGTATTTCTTCACCGACTGATCCGACTCCAATTCGTCGACTGCGGCCTGGCCGATGCGGGCAATGAGGCCGATCCGGTAATCCACGGCGTTGCCCGACAAGAACCGATTGTCCTGTTTGCTCTGGGCGTGACAGTTGCGCTCGTCGAACCTGAGGTGCGGCGCCGAGCCAACGCTGCGGTAATGCCCGGCGTCTACGGCGTTACCGCTCCAGTCCAATGGCTTGCCGCTGGAGATGCACAAGTGCCCGGCCAATTGGTCACGCCAGCGGATGTACTCGTTAAACGCCTGTTGAGCCTCACGCAGATGATCGCCGCGGGTCTTCAGCTTCTCCTTGCGAACCTTGATCTCCCGACGGTTCCGCTGAGCAATCGACTTGCGCTGCTTCTCCTGCGCCTGGCGGGCCAGCACCACCGCGCAATCCGGCGAGCACCATTTCTGGAAGCTACGCGTCGGGGTGAAGCTCGCGCCACACCCAGCGGCTCGGCAGCGCTTCGGCCGCATCGGCTTTGTGGATTGCGGGATCAAAGCCCACCCCCGAACTGATGCGCACACGGGTTCGAGTGGTAGCTGTGCTCGATCATCGTGGCGATGGCCCTGATGAGGCCCTTTGCGTACTCAGTCATAGCGGCCACCCCACAGATCCTTCTGCGTCCACCGCACCTGGTGCTCGGCGCCGAACGCAGAAACCCACTCGATCAACTCCGCACACTTGCTTACGGTGAGCTTGCTGGTGCGCTCGTACAGGACGTCGATCCCCTTCCCGTCGATAGCTGGGATCATCTGGATGGTCTCGCCGCTCTCTCGAAGCCATGCGGCGGTACAGAGTCGCTTCCACACCGTGACGTCCCACTTTCGACCGGCGTGTTCAACCTGACGGGAGATGTCGGCCAACATGGCGTGCAGTTTCTTGTTCTGCTCGCCGTTGCGGTCCGGCTCCTTGATCAAGATCAGCTTCGGTTTGGTGAAGTCAGTGGCATGGAGGATGCCCATGAGGCGGCTGGTGTCTTCGCGGCTGCGCATGAGGAATTCAGTCATAGCTTCACCTTCACGCCGGCGGCTTCGATCAAGCGTTGAGCGTCATCATTAAGCAGCCACGTTTTGTTCGGCAGCGCGGTAGTTTTTTGGCATTCAGAAAGATCAATCACCAGCGCTGCACGCGAGGCTTTCCACGCATCCCAGCAGTGCTGCACGGTGAAACCTGTGTACTCGCCCTCAGTCACGCCATGAAGCGGATTGAACCGGTCTAGGGATTGATTCGGCCAATTCGAGAGAACCCAAGCCTCGAACTCTTCGCGCATTTTCTCGATGCTCATTTGAACAAAGCCCCCTGCTGAGCAGGCGCAGTGACCCGCTGAACTTTGTGATGCAAGCCATAACCGGCAACCACGACGATGATGGTCAGGACGATCCAGATTCGGTTGGTCATCACGAAGCCCTCCGAGGAATGCGCGCCGAGGAGCCTTCAAACACCAGACCAATGCCCCGCCCTTCGCGCAGACGATCCACGCTGCGATCGCCCAGCACGGTGCCGAGCTCCTTGGCGTCGATGTTGGAGATGACGATGGTGGGCAGTTGCTCCTCGTACCGACCATTGATCACCGCGAACAGGGTTGCCAGCTCGAACTCAGTCGGCTTGGTCGCGCCTACTTCGTCGATGATCAGTAGCGATGGTTCGACCAGGCTGGCGAAGGCTTCCGCCTCGGTGTAGGTCGCCTTTTCGCCGTAACTGCCCTTGATGTACTGCAGCAAGCCACCGACGGTGCGATACACGGCTGTCGCCTTGTGCTGCACGATCACGAAGCCAGCGATGGCCGTTGCCAGATGGGTCTTGCCGGTGCCGGGCGTGCCGGTCATCACGATGCAGCGTCCGTCAGCCATGTGCTGCGGGAAGTTCTCGGCGTACTCGATGCACTTCGCGAGATTGGCTTTCTGGTCGGCGGTCTCGGCGCGGTAGTCCTGGAAGTTCTTACCCATGAACCGGCGCGGAATCATGGAAGCCCCCAGCTTGCGCTCCAAGCGACTTTCGGCGATCCGGGCATACATCGCCCGCTGGTTTTCCTGATCGTTGCGCAGGCGAACCTCAGCAGCGCAGCCGGGGCATCCAGAAGCGGTGTCAGCGTTCTTGTGGATGATCGATGCGTAGGCGCCGTGAGTTGGGCACTCGGCCGCCTGCTTGGCGACAACACCGAAGCGCTGCTCAAGATGACTCACGGTCAGATCAACGTTCAAGGAATCAGAAGTCATAGGTGCCATCCCCGCGAGCTGTCAGCCCGGCCTTGTAATCGCGCTGGTCGAAGCCGGTGTGGCGGCTGTTCGGCAGGTGATGAACGTTGCTCGGCGCCTGAACCTCATCCTCCCAGCGCTTGCCGTTGAGCCAGGTTGCCGGATGCGGGATGAACTGGCCGCCGTCCTTGGTCCAGCCCGGCGAGACGCACTGTTTCGCGAGACCCTGGGCGATCAGGGTGAACAGGTCGTCAGTGACCTTGAGTTTCTTCCACGCCTTCTCGGCGGCTGCCTTGCAGACCTTCCGCGGATACAGCGCCCAGAACTTCGAAAACGCATCAACGCTCGGCGCTGGCGACGAGAGCTTTTGATCTTGATCTTTCTTCTCTTCTCTTCTCTTCTCTTCTCTGGTCCCGTTTTTGTCCGCATCACTAGCGGACATCACTGCATCACGAGCATTTCGCTTGCGTTCTGAGTCGTTCGCACGGCGCTTCGCAGACTTGCCGTTGTGCTCGTCAAAGCGAGGCATTACAAGGCTTCCAGAGGAATCGACAGCAGCCCACTCGACGTCAATCATGGCCTGGGTGAACCCCGGCCAACCCACCACCGCATCCATCGCATCAATGGTGTATCCGCGAAGAATTCCATCATCGCAATGCACATCAAAGATGCTCCAAGCGATGTGAAGTCCACCAATGATGCGGAGTCTGTCCGCATTCAATGCGGACACCATGCGGAACACCTTCGGATGCGTTTGCAGTTCGATGCGCATTTTTATCCAGTCTCCGGCCATTACTTGCCGCCTTTGCCGATCATGTCGGCCAGTTCAAGGAAACGATCCACATACCAATGAGGCTGCGTCTCGCGAGGGGATTGAGGGCTGGTCAGGTTTTTGCCATAGGCGAGGCCCTTATCAGTGATCGACCAGAACGGGACGACCTCCTGCTTCGAGTTCTTGCGGGTCAGCACCTTGAGGTAGCCAGCGGCTTCAAGCTTCTTGTTGAAGGACACAACAGAACCGCCCAAGCCGAAGTCCTTCAGGAGTGCGGTGGCAGATTTGGTTGGCATGGAAGATCCGCCAGCGGCATCTGGTGCGGCATCGACGGCGTAGCCTGGGAGAAACTTCGGATCGAGGCCGTTGTTCTCGGCAATCTTCGTCAGCATGAGCATCTGGCTGGACGGCGCAGGCTTAAGCAGGCGTGTGAAGCACTCCATGATCGCGATTTCACCGATCACTTTTGTTCCGTTCGCCGTGACGGCTTCGCGTGACGCGGATTGTTGCTCCAACTCGTGCCAGCGGCGAATCACCTTCATGCGCATAGGAGCGCTGTAGCCGGTCAGAAGGCAGTCTGTGTGTTCGCGGTCCAGTCGATACTGGACCTGCTCACGGTTGCGTCCGTCCAGGTAGATGTCCTCAAAGTTGAGGGGATCGGCCTTCAGCTCTTTGAGCATGGTTATGATGTCGCGCTTCACGTTGTCGTGACGCTTGCCCGTGACGCTTGCGATTTCACGGGAAGACATCGTGCGCGCCACGTTTCCGTGATTCGCAAAATGTGGCGCGGGATTTTTCAGGGCCTGTACATGCGATTGCTGGGTGTGCATAATCGACCTCACAGTGTTGTAACGAATGCAGTGCGAAGAACCACCCGGCCAGGTGGTTTTTTTTCGCCTGCTGTTTTGGGTTTGCTATTCAGGGTCTTCATCAGCCCCTCCTTTTTCAGGGCCTATTGAGTCCGGAGCCCTCTTTGGTACTGGGAGGTTCCGAATTTTTCCGGCACCTTTTGGCCTGGTCTTCTCGAAGAAACGCTCTGTTCCAAGCTGTGCGGCATAGTCTTCGGGCGTCATGCCCGCTTCCTTCGCCAACCGCTCAAGCTTTTCGTAAAGTCTTCCATCGATCCCGTGGCAGATCGTGGTTTCAGGCACGAAGCCTCCTTCAGGGCCTTCAGGCCATGTGGCTTTGGGCGGTAACATCACGCTCGACGATGCTTTCCAACTTCTCCTCGACGCACATGCGAACGAAGACCGCGAGTTGCAGTTTGTGAAGCCGCGCTACTGCCTTCAGCGCTTCATAAGTTTCATCGTCGTAGCGGGACTTAATCTCCCGGTCTTTCAAGTGGCGGGAATCGTCATAGGCCATCGGGTGTTTCCTTTAGTGATTGGAAGTGGTTAGGCGGCAGAAAGGGACTCGACCGGATAGAGATCCGGCCGGAGCTCATGGCGGGAAATGCCAGTAGCTTTTTCAATAGGGAGGGCCTGACGTGCTGGTACACCCCTGGCTTTCCAGTAGGAGACCGCCATAGGG